GCATCAACAACTTTGTTCTTGATAGCTTCATTATGTCTTATCCAATCTTCTTTATCATATTCCATTTTATCTCCTAGAGGCTTGACCTCTTACGGAGCTGAAGGCGCTGTCCTGCCGATCTCATTTCAGCCTTTTGGCGAAATGAGAATCGAGCTGGATAGACCCGAGGCGGAGAGGTCTAAGCCTCAACCACCTTAGGCTCCATCACTTTAGCTATGTAATTCATAGACTTTATACTAGTGATAGTTGTTTTAGTAACAAACCATTTTCCGTCTTTACTAACGAAGTGGGTTGTTTCTACTATGTCTGACTTGTTTAGGGTTGTGTTTTTTTCCATAAGCTAGCACCAATGGGAAAAAGCTTAAACCCGAGTAGTCCCAAGATAATAGATTAACTTAACCTGTTCTTCGGCTTCTCTTTGTTCGTTTGTTACCCACTTCATGTTAATATATACCTCAACATAGCTACAACTGCTAGAGTGCTAACTCCAATAAAGAGCAATTCAAGAGCTAACATCAGCTTCCTCTTTCTTTCTTTCTTTCATTTCGTGCAAAGCATTTGCAGCATCACACTCATTTCTAGCGAAGTCCTTTACAACTTTCAGATCTCTTTTAAGATCTTCAATGCTATCAGACTTAACTGTTACTTCATAATAACTGAATCCTTTAGCATTCTGTTTAATATTAATTCTAAATGCCATCTCTTTAGGCTCACTTGACACCTTGGTTTCCTGTGGAACTGCTGTTTCTGTTACATTCATAACCTGAACAGGTGCTTGGGTTACTTCGCCTGTGAAGAATGCAGTAATATTTTTAAAACCATTTGGTCTTGTTTGCACATCTACTGAGACAGACTTGCCCCCATATTTAACTAGCTCTGCATTTACTGGCTCTTCAAAACAAGACATATTCCCTTGATCTGTTACATAGCTATAATATTTATTTCCTGTCTTACTAGTTTTGTATTCAAAACTTTCTATTTTTAGTGTTTGTTTCATTTTATTTTTTCCTCTTTACATGTCGTTTATTTGGTGTCTTAATGCCACAACTAGAACAAGTTACTAGTAGGCTTAAAGAAGTAGTTTTTTGTAACCACCCACATCTTTTACATTTTATGTTTTTCATACATATAAGGTGGTGGTATTAGTTTATATAGTTTGTGGTGGTGGAGTAGTTGCTTTCTCCATTTCAACTATATCAGCGTCGATATCATCTATTTGAGATTGTAGGCTAGCCTTATAATTCTCCTTATCTGCTATGGTTTCAGTAGTAGTATTTACTTCTTCATATGTCTTAGTTACTTCGTATTCTACTTCTTGATTATCTGGATTGATAACCTTCTTATATGTTGTGCTTTTAAGTTCCATGAGTGTGAGCTACTAGATAGTATATTGTTCCCCCTATGTTAACAGGTATTTGATGGCTGACTGTTCCAGCTGTACTTATTGCATCGGCTGGAACATTTAAAAGTGGTTCGTCTGCTGAGAATGAACCCATATCAATCCCACCAGGTGATCCTGCCCCTGCGTTATTGTTTACTATATCTATTGCATAAATGTCTGATGTACTATTAGAGTTCTGATCTATTTTGATTGCTTCTCTACCTGTTGCATTTTGGTCTATAAATAAAGCTCTTTGGTTTGCATCTTGTTGTATAGTTTGGACTGTAGCACCTGTAGCAGCAGAGTTTTGATTTCTAAAAAATATTAAAGCTCTTGTTCCTGTGTCTGCACTATTTGAATGACAACTTAATATTCTACCAGTAGTTAAGGAATTATTATTAGAACAATCGATAGTCCTTCCAGTTGTAGTTGTTGGAGTAGTAAATTCTATAGTATTTTTAGTTGAGGCGTCTGATTCTATAAGTATGGAATTTGTATCAGCATCTTGTCTTATAAATAAACCTCTAGCTCCCGTTGCTGCAGCATTTTCGTTAATAATAGCTACACAATTTCGAACAGTTGTACTTGCTGAGTTGGATAAGCATCTAATCATTGATCCACTTGTCAAAGCATCTGCTTGATCTATTAATAATGTATTTGCAGTTGTAGTTTTAGGATCTAATATTCTTATACATGAGTTCCCTGTTGCTTCTGAATCTATATCTATAGCTACAGAGTTAGCATTATGATCTATATGAAAAGAAGTATTTGCTGCATCTTGTCTTAACCTTAAACATTGCGCCCCAGTTGCTCCTGCGTGATCGTTGAATATATATTGTAACCATCTTCCTGTAGAATTTGCCCCATTTGCATACATAGAGATCATTCTAGCATTAATTAATTTGTTTGCTTGACCTATTGAAAAGATATGACCTGTTGTATTTTCTGGATATAATATTTGAAAGACTGGAGTTGTTTGACTTTCTGAATCTATATCAATAGAGATTCCAGTTCCATTGTGATCTATAAAAAGACCTTGTCCGTTTGAATCTTGTTGTAAATTAAGAACTTTTGTTCCTGATGAAGTAGGATTATCGTTAATAAAATTTACTAAATTTCTAGCTGTTGAGTCTCCTGATGCTGAACCTACTTTTAAGGCTGATCCAGTTGTTAAGCTGTTAGCTGATCCAATAACTAAAACATTTCCAGATGTAGTTGGTGGAGTATCGATCATTATAGTGTCTGCTGTAGTAGCTTCAGAGTCTATGTAAATAGATTGATCGTTTGCATCTTGATCTATAGAAATTTTTTTATTAAAGTTAGTTTCTTCATTAAAATTTACATCTCCATATATATTAATATCATTACCACTAAGGTTAACATCTCTAAGCTCAGTTTTCTCAGCTCTTCCAGATTTGTTTGGCAAAAAAATTTCAGAACCTATTGGTGTTCTGACTTCTGGTTTCTTATTCATACTCTTAATAAATTTTTGAGTTTTATTAGCCATTACAATCCAACCTTTTTGGATCTTCTAACTAGCGATCCTCTCTCAGCTACCAGATTAATTTGTCTACCTTCCGTCTTAGTAGTTTCAGCTACTAGCCCAGAAGTTACAGGGTATCTTTTAGCTGTTGCTCTAGTTTTTATAGTTCCAGTTATTGTCATCTAATATATAAAGTAAAAGAAAAATATAAAGGTTTCGGAAACCTAGACATACATTTTCTTAACGATACTGGGTTTTAGTCCCAGCTCTTGTTTTCGTCAAGAGGCTTATGCTGCTTTGATAACCATACAATGAGCTTCTCCACCATGTACTGCAATTACTGGATAGTCTGCTGTTACTAAACCTTTAGTTCTAAACCTACTTTCAAATTCACAGTAACAATCTGATTGTACTACTGCTCCTACGATAGTTCCATTGTCTGCACCAGTTCCTGCATCAGTCAAAAGATAATCTCCCCAACGATAATGGTTGTATAGACTTGTAGTTGTGAATTTCCTATTGTAGTTGTCCAAGATTTTAGCTGCTGTTAGTGCTGCCTCGTTGGTTGTACTACCATAGATTTTAATTTCTGCAATTCCACCACCAAACTCTTGAGTAACTGAATCATCTCCTGCCTTGTTAGCTGCACCAATTCTCATGGAATCAATACCTGCTGTCTGGTCAAACCATGCTACATTGTCAGTTGCTGTACTAATAGTCTGTGCTACAAATACACCATTAACATATAGTTTAGGAAAACTTCCATCTTGTACTAAAGCAACTTCAGTCCATGTGTGTGGTGGACAAGCTTCAGCGTCGGTTGTTACAACCCATTGAGCTACTGTTGCATCTGTACACCTAGCTACTAACTTCCCAGCTTCAATATTAAGCTCGATAAACTCAACAGCATTTTTATCTCCTGCACCAATAATTGTCATAGTACTAGTCCTATCTACTGGCATAACTTTAGCAATCCATGTTCCAAAAGCATAACTTCCTGCTACTTGTGCAACTGCACTCGCATCAATCTGAACATAATCATCTGTAGCCCCCCCTAAGAAAGCTACTGATGGATATGATGGATTCATAGAGCCACAAATATGTAATATATCTGTTGTTGCCATATTTAAACCACCGTATCAGTTATCACATACACAGCATTTGGATTTGGTCTAAGTGCTTCTCCTTCTGCCCATACTCTTACCTTCTTTCCAATACCTGGATCGTCGACAGTTGCAGAGGTTAAACTCATGAACTCTTTCCATACTAATGCTTTGTCTGGTAAAAAGATAACTGCTTGATCTGTAGTTGCATTTTCTGATACCACTACTTTACAACCTAGTAACTCCATTAGAACACCAGTCTTAACTTTCTCACTTGAGAAGTTAGGAATGCTTGATCCTTTAGTTACAATTAACCAGTTTAGTAGATTCAAATACTCAATAGAATTGATGTACAGAACTGCTCCACTTGTTTCGTAACCGTTTGATCTGATCTGTTGAAGTGCCACAGTTATATCTTTAATTGGATCTCCTGTAGATACATCGTCCCAACCATCTGCTACTGCTGCACCTGTTAATGCACCAGAATCTGTTAGTACTGTATATAATCTACTATCAATCTGATAGTTAACTGCTCTCACAATATCTTTAATCATATCTCCCCATACATCTGGATCACTATCTTTAATATCTTCAATAGTTATCAATGGACTCTCTGCAAAGTACTTTCTTACATAAGAAGTTGTCCTTGTGTAACTTGGTTCGATTGCTACTGGTAATGACTTACTAGAAGTATTTGCCAATAATGTTTTAGTAACTCCTGTAGTAGTTGGTCCAGTTAAAAAACCTGCAGTCTTTTGATACCATCTAATTTCTCTTGCTGAAGTTTTACTTATTCTTGCAAAATTTTTAAGTACGATACCTTCTTCTGCGAAACCCTCTACTAATTTGCTTATATCTATTCCTCTAATTTCTGCCTGTCCTTGAGTATCTGCCATTATGCTAATTGCACTCCTAGAGGTTTAAGCTCAAATAAGAAAGATTCTCCGTCGGTTGCAGTTTCTAATGCAATTCCTACGATGTGTTCTGATCCTACATCTGCTACTACTAATTCGTTTGCAGCACCTGTTGCTGTATCAGTTATAATTCCCATACCAACAGTAACTCCTGCCAGTCCAGCGAAACCTCTAAAGATTCCTTCTCTGTAAACTGATAATGATGTTCTTCCATCACTAGCGATTTTTTCTTCTGCTGCGATACCTGCGCAAGCGTCTGTGTCCCCAGTTGTTGTTGCTGCTGTCATAGGGTCGGACAACAAAAGAACAGCTCCTTTTTCAATTCCAACACCATCTGCTACAGTGAAAGGGATTGGCAAGGCTGTTTCATATACTAAAGTTGTTTCAAGTGCCATCCTATATACAAAGGTAAAATAATATTTAAACCTTTGCCTTACCTTCTAAGTGCTTTAATATCACTTGTTCCAGCTCAATTTGGAAATTTAAGTTTAAAATATTTTCTTTAATTTTTTCAATAGTTTTCTTTTCTAAAGCTTCAACCTTTGTTTCAGCTAACTTCATTCCTGTTTCTTTATCTTCTATCATTGTTCTCCTCTCATTATTCTATCTGCGTATTCTTTTGCAGTTTCTTCTTTTTTTTCAACTGATGGTGTACCAGCTTGCGACCTACCACTTAACATTTCCCTAGCAATTAATTCTTCTTTCCTCTGGTTTAAGAGATTAGCTTCCTTATTAGCTTCTTTAAGTTCTTCCAAAACTCTTTCAGCTTTTGCGACTGGGTTTGTTTCTTCTTCTTTCTTCTCATTTTTTATTTCCTCTGACATTCTTTTATTACCTCATAATTTTTTGTGAGTGCTATTGTGTTATTCTGTACTATCTTCTTCATATCTTTATTATAGAAGTATCTCTCTCCTAACAAGGTTAGAGTCCAGATCCCTAAAGCTCCATAATTAATTAGTGCAGATTCTATCATTTTGCAGCCTTCCTATCTTCATTCAACAAAGAATTAACTTCTTGTTGTTGATTAAATGGTAAACTATCTAATTCTCCTTGAGTCATAGATTGAGCCTCTTCTAAAGTAAAAGGTTTTTCTCTAGTTATTGATTCTTCTCCTGCTTTTTGTTCTGCTTCTAATACTTTATCAAAGAAATCTGTAGCAGCAGTTTTTGCATCTAAAGCAATATCTGAATTTATAATTGGAACCCATAATTTCAACTCTTCTAGTGTACTAGGATTAGATAATTCTTGATAGTAGTTTTCTATTTCTGTAGCTAGTTCTATATCCCCAACATCTAATGCCGAATTTCTGGAATGTAACAACATATCTTGAGCCTCTCCAATTCCCCATTGTGCTGTACCTCTAGCTTGAACTAATTGGTTAGCAATATAATATCCACCAAGTACTATTCCTATTAATGCTTTAGGATTTTTAGATAATCCATTTAAACTAGTTAATAAACCTTTACTTGCAATTTTAGCTGTTTTAGTATTTACAGGGACTTTTGCAACAGAACTTAATAAGGTATTACCGATAGGACTTGACTCAGCACTTAAAACTCCTCTTCCAGCTTTAGCTACAGTAGTACTTTTAAAACCCCCATTAATAAAATGAGCTCCCATTTTTTCAGCTTTTAAAATTGAATTAGCTATTCTTGCGGTTCCGACAGCTGCAGTTGCTGGAAATGGTTTAACAGCTCTTGCTGCTGCCCCAACAACTGATCCAGCTCCACTT